TAAGCGCTTTATCGAAATCGAAGGGCTGGGACATGTGTCATTCCTTTTTGATTGTATATTACTGGAATGACACAGAATTTCTAACACTCCCGAGCGTTCCGCACGAAATACATGGTAAGTCGCGGTCTCTTTCTCTGATGAAGGCGTTTACGGCTTGTTGGGCTTGTTTAATCCAGTAACTGCGGGGCTTTAAGGCGAGTTTTCGAATCTTCAGTTTATCTTTCTGTCTCTGCTCCTCTCGTCGTCGTTTCTTCTCTGCTGCTTTTTCTGCTTTCTCGCGTTCTTTGCTTCGTCGTTCTAGCGCTAATTGTGTTCCGTGTTCCGGGCTGCACCACCATTGATTTGATAATGCCGGGTGAAACCATTCATTGCAGATTTTGCATTTTCTCCGGAGAGCTCTAGCCATTTTCATTTTCCTTTTCGTCGCATTTACATGTGCAACATTCCATGTGATATGGAAATGAACTATCCAACTCCGTAAACCATTCCCTGCATTCAGGGCAGTACAATGTCTCCCATGGAACACCGTATTCGGTTATCCATTCGAGAACCTGCTTTGTCATCGGAATTGGTGGTATTGATGAGATGCCGTAATTATTGATAGATAGCTCTTTCAAAGCCATGTCGTAACGATGTTGAACTGATGAAAGGTGTTTCTTTGTTACGACCAGTTCACGCCTTAGCTGGTAATTTGATTCGATTAAATCATTAATCCTCTTTCCCGGATGCGAAATTGTCTTCATCGTCTTCTTCCTCGTACATTGAGCTATTCGGATCGCTCATCAGTTCTGCGCAGCACGCTTCACACACATGAACTTCCAGCACATGCAGCTCCTGACCGCAGTTAGCGCACGTTAAAGCTCGCTCGACGCTTTCTTTCTGGTATTGCAGGATTTGAGTTTGGCTAAGCATGGCTATCACCACCTACAAGCCGCTTATAGGCATCAATATCCCTTTTCGCTTCCCCTTGTCTTCGTTTTAGCTCGGTGTTTTCTGATTCCAGCTTTTCAATGTCCTTTTGGTATCGATTTCTATGTTCTTCCCAAGCGTCCTGATACGCTTTCATTTTTGTTATGGTGGATTTTCGTTTCGCCTGACGAACTGCATGATGGTTTTCAATAAACCAGTCAGGGTCATTAAATGCGGCACGCGCGCATTCATACCAATAATTTGTTGCTTCTTTGTTTAGCCAATAAATACTGATAAACGGCAACCGGATGGACAGCATTTTCCGTTGAGAATCTTTCTGTCCAAACATGTGCCCTTTTTTGATGCTCAGGCCAAATCCAGGCTGAATTAAAAGCATTGTCATTTCCTCGCACGTTCTCTAAGCCACCGGATATCCCACAGGTGAGCCGTGTAGTTGAAGGTTTTTACGTCAGATTCTTTTGGGATTGGCTTTGGTTTATTTCTGGAGCGTTTCGTTGGTAGGTATTTGCAGTTTTCGCAGATTATGTCGGTGATACTTCGTCGCTGTCGTGCCATACGTCCTCCTTCGTCTCTGGCAGCGGGAAATTACCTACTGGCGACCGCTCACATCTGATACACCATTGGTACCAATAAGGTTGATTTGGCCGGAATCGATAATCGTCTTTGCTTTCTCCGCAGCGGTAGCAGTGTTTCATGCGGCGTCTCCAAACCTCGCTTTCCATTCCAGTGCTAACCGGGCTTCGTCTGACCACTTAACGCCGCGCTCTGTACCGAATGCCTGTATAAGCTCTAATAGCTCCGCAAACTCGCTTACACGCATCCTGCTGGTTGACTGGCCTATTACTACAAAGCCATTCCCGGCAAGGTTAGGGACAACATCCTGCTGCTTTAAGGCTGCGGTAAACACACACTTCCAGCTTTCAGCGTCAAGCCATCGTCCATGCCAGTTAACCTGACGTGAGACATCACCAAGGCAAGCCCAAAGCTTCCGATTCTGGTCTAAGCTGCGGTTGCGTTCCTGAATGGTTACTACGATTGGTTTGGTTGGGTCTGGAAGGATTTGCTGTACTGCGTGAATGGCATTTTGCTGATGTGCTGGAGATCGAATTTCAAAGGTTAGTTTTTTCATGTCTTCCCTCTCCCCCAAATAAAAAGGCCTGCGATTACCAGCAGGCCTGTTATTAGCTCAGTGATGTAAATAGTCATACGTCAGCCCCTTGTGCATATCGCTTTCTGCGTCCAGCAGGTGCATTTGATGCCGTGCAAATCTGTCTGGCTTCGTCCTGGTCACATGCAACAAAGTGTCCGTTGCAGAACCGCTGGTAAACCGTACCAAGCGAGCCAAAACGGTTTTTCGTCACAATGATTTCAGCAAATGGTGCGGCGCTACTGTTCTCGTCGTATACCGCTTCACGGTAAAGCATGATGATTGAGTCTGCATCCTGTTCAATGCTTCCTGAATCACGCAAATCTGCGTTTGTCGGGCGCTTGTTTGGCCGCTTCTCAACATCGCGTGAAAGCTGGCTTAGGGAGATAACTGGAGTTTTCAGGTCTTTCGCCATCGCTTTCAGGCTACCGGAGATATGTGCTATGGCGAGGTCATTACGTTCCGCTTTTGGTTTCTCAATTAGCCCGAGATAGTCAGCCATAATCAGTGACAGATTAGGATGCTCCTGCTTGTGGCGTTCGGAAATGGACCTGATTTCTTCGACAGACAAACGCGATGCGTCAACTACCCACACATCCAGATCTGCCAGCAACTTCATCCCGCTTGCAACTCTCGCCCATCCTTCATCGTCCATTCGTGACGGGTTACGCAGCACACTGACCGACATCATTCCTGCGCCGGCAATCCCTCTCTCAACAACCTGAATGGCGCTCATTTCCATCGAGAAAATCAACACACCGCGCCGGACGCCAGAACCAGGAATAACACGACTTGCCACGCCTTCGGCTATCTTCAGCGCCAGTTCGGTTTTACCCATACCTGGACGAGCAGCAATAATCACAAGGTCTTCTGCGTTCATCCCTCCGGTGATAGCATCAAGCTCTTCGATTCCGGTCTTCAGGGTATCAGACTCTTCTCCGTTCCTCAGACGCCTGTCAAGCGTGTCAGTGTAATCACTGATAATTTCCCCCAGTCGCACAGGTTTAACCTCGTCACGTGGCTTCCTGATGGCTGAAAGGCGCTTAACTAGATCGTCCATCGCTCTACCTGAAGCATTCAGCGTGCCGTTACTGATTGGCTCTCGCATCTCATCCAGTAGCTGTAAAACCTGACGCCGTTGATAACTGTCTACAACCATTCCGGCATAACCTTTCAGGTTTGCAGCGCTGGGACATGACCGCGCAGTCATCATCACCGCCGTTGCGTATTCATCCCCGCACTCCTCGGCCACCATCAGTCCATCAATCAGGTTCCTGTTTCTGGCCTGCTTTCGAATAACTTCAAAAGCTTTCCGGTAAAGCGGAATTGAGAATGCTTCAGGCTCCAGTGTTGCCAGAACGTCACTCGCGGTTGGTGTTAATCCACCAATCAGCAAGCCACCGATAACGCTCGCTTCGATATCCTGTCTCATGCAATCCCCCTGTCTGCAAACTTCCCCTCCCGAACTCCCGTTAACGAATCTTCCCTCAGCAGGTAATCAAAATCAGCCGTCCAGCCTGTGTCGTTGTCTCCGAAGTAAAACGGCTTGGCCTGATACACAAACGCCCTGACATACGCCCTGAAACCGTCCACGTTTGGCGTTTTCAGTTGCGGGATGATTTTCTTCAGGCGGCGTTTCCGTTTCTCGTTGACCGAAACAGCATGTGGAAGTCTGTCACCAACTTCGGTGTTGTAGGCGTTCAGGAAGGATTCATAGTCGATTCGTTCTGCCTTGCGACGTTCAGGTTTAACCTGCTCATTGCCGCCCCCGTTAGGGGGTAAGGGGGTATTTGTATTTATTGTCTTTTGTATATTGTCTTTTGTGTTTGACTGATTCGGTAAATTGGTTTTTACCGATTTGGTGAAGGTTAGTTTTACCGATCTGGTAAATGTTTTACCGAATCCGTTAACCTTCGTCTTCCACTCGGAAATATTTTTATTCATACCAACCTGACGCCCCACCTGAGTGAGAACTCCCATTCTGATAAGCTCGTTTTTGGCGGTAGAACATTTAGTTGGCGCCATGCCAGTGAGTTCAGCGAACTGTTCATTTCCGATCCAATCTATTTTTTTGTTATAACCGTATGTCTTGCGCCACACAGCCATAACAATCAGTAGCTGATGTTGAGTAAGCCCAGAAAGCATGACAGCTTCCAGCAGTGTATTTGCAGTCCGGGTGTAGCCATCGTCGAGTTCTGCCACGCGATGCTCCACAACCTCCAGATGAGGTTTTATCGGTGTAACTGTTGCAAGATTACTCATGACCTTTCCTCTTCAGTATTAGCTTCACTTTCTCCAACTCAGCCCGAAATCGACCAGGCTGTTTGAAGCTGGACAGGAAGCGATCACGTAGTATGTTTTTGTGTAATTTGTCCTGGTCAGGACTGAGTTGTTTTGGCATAATTACCCCTGTTGATTGATCCAGTCTTTCTACATCAGGCCTCGAAGAATTCGCCGTTCTTCGGGGCTTTTTCTTTTGTCAGGTAGGTAGCAAGTCGCCTGGTGAGCTCTGCCATTTCCTCGTCTTCGATTCCATACTCCAGAACCGCAAGCATCATGCTGACCTGAGAGAAGAAACCGTTCTTCCATCGGCTTACCTGGTATTCAGGAACACCCATAGCTTTAGCGAATGTCTTCTGGCCCATCATGGCTAACTTGTTGAGTAAAGTGGACTCAATGCGAGCCGCCTTCTTGCTTTTAGTTGCAACTACGTTCATTCAAAATATTCCTTAGAAATTAGATAGAGTTGGATTCGCAAATACACGCAAATCCGTTTAATAGATTTACCGCGTTGTCGGCGGTTCAGATTGGTAAAGAGCGTTGATACTTAACTTGCTGCCAGTAAGTCGGCTAAATCAGGACGAAGTTCTCTGGCTTTAATTCTTCCTCCTGTAGCTTTTACGATTGCTGCCACATACTTAGCGTCAATGCCGCCACCATGTAACCAACGCCATACAGTTGGCTGCTTAACTCCACACAAAGAGGCGAGTTTTTGCTGGCTTCCTGCAATGGCAACAGCTTTTTGTATTGCTTTGTTAGTCATTGCTTATTCCCTTTCGTATAACACACAACAAATAATAGCAATGAGTATTAACCAAAGCAATAGCAAAACGTGTTTTGACCATTAATACGCAAGCGTATAAATTGAATATTATGAAAAAAGAAACTCTCTCTGACCGTCTCAACAAGGCAATGGAACTGGCTGGTATGTCTCAAGGTGCTCTCGCTAAAGCGTCAGGCGTTGCTCAGCCAACGATCTGGCGTTTGACAAGTGGAAACGCTCGTGGGTCAACAAAGATTGTTGAAATAGCAAACGCGTTAGGTGTTAATTCGGAATGGTTGTCTACCGGGATTGGTCCTATGAAAAAAGATGGAACTACTCCGATAAACGCATCTCCATCTTCGAACACATTTAAAATCGATATCCTAGATCTTGAAGTTAGCGCGGGTCCTGGCGTTATCAATCGAGAATTCGTGGAAATACTCCGCTCGGTTGAGTATTCGCAGGATGATGCCAGACACATGTTCGATGGTAGAAAGGCTGAAAATATCCGCATCATAAATGTGCGCGGGGATAGCATGTCAGGAACTATTGAACCAGGAGATTTGTTGTTTGTAGACGTAAGCATCAAAAACTTCGATGGAGATGGGATATACGCCTTCCTCTATGACGATACTGCACATGTTAAGCGGCTCCAGAAGATGAAAGATAAACTATTGGTCATATCTGATAATAAGAGTTATTCAGCTTGGGACCCAATTGAAAGAGATGAAATGAATAGGGTTTTTGTCTTTGGAAAGGTGATTGGAAGCATGCCGCAGACATATAGGAAGCACGGTTAGCCAGCCAATGGCCTGATGAGATATTCGGGTGATGATGGACCGAAGGGATGTCTGGGGGATGGTGGTTGTGTGGAACAGGTCGCAGAAATGCGGCCTTTTTTATTGAGTGTGAATCTTGACCAGACACATCAAGACTTGAGTCTTGCATATGAATCAATTCCTGGATAAACTCGATCTGAGTCAACAACTTAGAGAGAGTGCAAATGGCAGAATCAAACGTTAGCGTACAGGCATTCAAGGGCTTCCTTGAAGAGCTTATGTCGCTGAACATAATGAAGGAGGCCACCGCTCGAAATTTAAAAAACTCATCCGCTCGCCTCTTAACGGTAGTCAAAGAAGAGGAAATGGATGATGTTACAAAGCTTGATGTGAATGAGCTTGCCGAGCGCTACATCAACGCAACTGAGCCAAAGCCTAGTGACAGCAGCATTACTGCGTATAAAAGCCGTATGGAAAGTGCGATTAAAAAATTTGTGGCTTACCAAGCTGGAGAGACAATCCCTTATATTCCTGTAGAGCGCCAAGAGGAGGAAGAAGAATTGGTTGAGTTAAAACAGCCAGTAGAGGTAAAGAGTGCTACGCCATCCTCTTACTCACTACCCGTAGTCATTCGCCCAGAATTAGGAGTCACAGTAACCATTAGCGGAATACCCACTGACCTTACAAGCGAAGAAGCCGAACGCATCTCTTCAATACTGAAGGTTTACGTCCGGCCTCATTAATGCAAAAGAATTCAGCACAATGTCAGACTGGGGAGTTGGACATTGATGCTGTTTAACCAGAGCCTCCAAAAAGGAGCCCTTGTTAAGGTACACAACGTTTGCGATGTAACCTTAGCGCGTCTGGTACATTTTTTCAAGCGGTTGTAGGGCTGCCGCTAACATGAGAAAAAACAGATGGCTACATACAATTTGAATGACCAGTTCGATCGAGAAGTTCATGTGAATGCCTATGAACGGATCAGGTATGGAAATCTTGAGCATGTGTGTGAACATTATCGCTCACGACCACACCGCTGGTAATCAAATCATCAACCCGGTCATCGAGCCGGGTTTTCTTTGCCCTACTCTTCCAGTAGCTTCACGGCAAGTTTCATGCACTGCAACTGGTCGTCATCCCACTTATCCAGACCTTTCGCTATCTCCGTACGAATAACGTCAGCTATAGCCACTCTTTTGGTCTCATGACCCTCCGCAACCATAGCAAACACGACATCACCGACAATCCTGCACATTTCCTGATAGCGCAACTGCGCCAGTTCCTCGTTTTTCACACAGATTCCTCGCTCGTTTTTTGTTCAGAACAGTATTGCATAGAGGATTTATAAAAATAAATTCATTTTGCTATCAACAACATAATAACAAAAACCATTAATTAATAGCAAAACGTATTGATATGAATAATACTCAATGCTATTGTTTAGCCATCAGCAGGACGCTGGTAGCCAAACGGAAAGGCAACGCTCTTTAACTTCGATGATGCGCTGACAAAGCGCGACAAGATACCAAACGAGATGGGTTTGGGTTGCAGGTAGAAGCCAACCTCTTCGGCGGAGGCGCTCGGCAATGAGTACGCGGTCAGGGTTAGTCGCCTGGCTATCTGCAACACCAAAGCCATTTCACATGAGGATTAAATCATGACGGTTATCACCTATGGGAAGTCAACGTTTGCGGGCAATGCTAAAACTCGCCGTCATGAGCGGCGCAGAAAGCTAGCCATAGAGCGCGACACCATCTGCAATATCATCGATTCAATTTTTGGCTGCGATGTTCCTGATGCTTCTCAGGAAGTTAAAGCCAAAAGAATTGACCGCGTTACCAAAGCCATTTCGCTTGCCGGAACGCGTCAGAAGGAAGTTGAAGTAACAGCGGTTAAGCAGAACCGCATTTACTACCGGGACGCTAACCCGCTTGGAAACAAAATCCATGCCGTACAGAAGCAGCGCGGCAAATCAATTCCGGCTTATTTTGATTGAGGTGAGATATGAAACATATTTTCAACACCTACCTGAAACTTGAATTCAAGACTGACGGTAAATCTGTTTGGTGGTGGTCATCGAACCACAAAGAATGGTTCCCAGACGCAAATGTGAAGCCGGAAAATATTGAAAAAATGCTCTCTCTAGGAATTGCATACATCAAGGCCGCATAGTCGGCCTTTATTTTTGGCATAAATAACAGAGGCGAAGATGAATTATACACCCGGACCATGGCAATGGTGGACAAGTAACAGCTTTCTGCGATTAAGCAGTCAAGCTACAGGTAAAGATGGTGGCGTCATCGACTCTTATGTCATGAAGGATGGTCACTCATCACTAATCGTTAGCAAAGAAGATATGAATCTGATAGCAGCAGCACCTGATTTGCTCGAGGCTCTTCAATTGGCTGAAAAAGCGATGGCAGAAGGACGCAATGTGACTTATCCGGAGTGGTACGGGGTAATCAATAAAGCTCGCGCAGCCATCAGCAAGGCTCTTGGGGAGGAGTGATGGAAATAAATAAAGAGCAGGCATCAGAAATTATAAAACTTATCGAACAAGCATTACTTGATGGGTTTGATGATGAAATTCTGGTTTCGCTACACGAAAGTCTTACCAAATTTGTCAGCGAATAAGCACCTAATGACCATTTTAATAGTGGTCATTGTGAGCAATATCGCTCGTAACCAAACGAGGACGACGACTCGTTCTGGTTAATCGAAAAATCATCCCTTGATGTTATTTGCCGCTCGCAGTCAGGGCGGCTTTTTTTTCGCATACCAACAACGCTTCATTCGAGGCATTTTTGTTATGCAAATTAACTAAGGAGCACGCCATGCAATATCGTTTTGCCGGGTGGCCCATTGCTGGCTGCCCTTCTGAATCACTTCTCGACAGAATTACCAGAAAATTACGAACCGGATGGAAACGTCTGGTCGATATCCTGAATCAACCAGGAGTGCCGTGTAATGGATAAATCACTTATGGCTATTCAGTCTAAATTCGCAATTGCTGTTTATCTTGGTGACAAAATAATGTATCGCGAAGCTGTAGAAGCCTTTCGCGAATGGAGGTTGAAATGATACCAGTGGATTTAGCAAGGACACCGGAGTTGAGCAGGTTAAAACGTCAGTATCACCTGACAGAGGCAATGTACTGGCGCAAGTCAGGTAATAAATCGATGAAAAGAAATTGCCTTTCATTAGCCAAAAACGAGCGAATAAACAAAGGTGAATTTCTGGCTAATCCTTCCGAATTACCATTCTGAGGTGAATTATGGATTTGAATAAATTCGACGCCCCATTCAATCCTGAAGATATCGAGTGGAGAATACAGCAAAGCGGTAAAACACGCGATGGCAAAGTGTGGGCTTTGGTGCTGGCTTATGTCACAAACAGGGCAATCATGAAACGCCTGGACGATGTTTGCGGCAAAGCGGGATGGCGTAATGAATACCGCGATATTCCCAACAACGGTGGCGTTGAATGCGGCATATCAATCAAGATTGATTCCGAATGGGTAACTAAATGGGATGCTGCTGAAAACACACAGGTAGAAGCCGTAAAAGGCGGTCGCTCTGGCGCAATGAAGCGTGCTGCCGTTCAGTGGGGAATTGGTCGGTATCTCTATAACCTTGAGGAAGGTTTTGCGCAGATATCCAGTGATAAGAAACAAGGATGGCACAGGGCCAAACTGAAGGATGGAACAGGATTTTACTGGCTCCCTCCATCGCTTCCGGGATGGGCAATCCCAGCATCAGATAACAAACCATCACCAGAAAATACCAACCAGAAATCTCCATCAGTTGACTTCGAGCAAATACTGAAAGACTTCAGCGATTATGCATCAACAGAAACTGACAAGAAAAAACTCATCGAGCGTTATCAGCGTGACTGGCAATTAATGGATGGCAACGAGGATGCGCAGGCTAAATGCGTTCAGGTAATGAACATCAGGATAAATGAGCTTAAACAGGCGGCTTAATGAGAAGATTAAATATAACTCCAGCGGAGATGGAATCAGTTTGCGGCCGCATGGTGGCTTGCCGTGCAGCAGAACATCTGGGCCTAAACATAAATCAGTTTTATTACATAGCAAAAAAACTGTCATTAAAAACGGCATTCGTTAAGCCAAGATGGAGCGAAGACGAAGACAAAAGAATGCAGACGCTTATCTCATCAGGCTATACACAAAGAAATGTAGCAAAAATTCTCGGGCGAAGTGAAGAGTCGGTAAAAAGCAGGCTATCACGTTTACGAAAGAAATAACCCTATACCTACCACATTATTCGGATAACCGACCATGGAGTAAATTATGCCAGCTCCTCTATATGGTGCGGACGACCCGCGCCGGTTATCTGGCAATTCCGTCTCGGAGGTGCTGGATAAATTCAGAAAAAACTACGACCTGATAATGTCACTACCGCAGGAAACGAAAGAGGAAAAGGAATTTCGCCACTGTATATGGCTTGCAGAGAAAGAAGAACGCGAGCGAATTTACCAGACATCCATCCGGCCATTCCGCAAAGCCACTTACACCCAATTCATTGAAATAGACCCGCGCCTTCGTGATTACCGTTCGCGTTACGGCGCTATCAGCAATAACTGAGGAATTCATCATGAGAGGTTTGTCCTACGACCCCGGTATCCTGCCATCTGAAATGATTATTCGACACCGCTTCAAGCCAATCAACGATATTCCACGCGAAGAAATGCTGGCGAGAAAGAGTTTTCCATCAGTGAATGAAAACAAATATCTGAATGCAATGTTGCGGAGTTGGAAGAAATGAAAGAAGTGAAAATATACACGATTGTCAGTGACCAGTTATCACCACCAATAACAGGAGAATCATTCTGTACTGATATGGTGCGTCATAGTGATTATGCGGAACTTGAGGCTAAATACGCGGCGCTGGCTGAAGTGCGGGCAAGTGCAATCCCTGATGGTTACGTGCTTGTCCCTCAACAAATTTTCCTTGAGCCATCGGACATTGAGTTAATTTGTTCACAATGTGGTGACGGTCATGAATCCGGGTACGGTGATTTTACTGACGGACTGCTGTGGGTTGGCAACATTCAACGTGACGACGGCAGCATTGTTCATGGTCTGCATATCTCGTCAGCAGATTACACAGAAGAAGGCGGTGTAACAGTTTGCGAGTTCGCCGCCCAACCTCGTAAAGGCGGTGCGGTATGAACATCGACAAACGTGCGCTTCGTGAAGTGGCGGAGAGGGCGACACAAGGGCCCTGGACGTTATTTTCTGATATCGATACTAAAACTTTTTCTATCCACACCCCGCGAGATAAGCGCTGTGAAAACGTTATTAAGTGGGGTGGGTTTGATTGTCAGCCGAATGCTGAGGCCAACGCTGAATTTATTGCTGCATTTAACCCGAAAGTCGCGCTGGCGCTGCTTGACGAGAATATTCAACTCCAGCGGGGAAAAGACGCAACAGAGGCCGTAGCGCTGGCGCTGCGTGATGATATGCGACAGTCGCGTGAAAAATTGGAGGCCGCAGAACGCAGCATCGCAGAACTCGAACGCAGCGAGACGCAGCTTATCAATGAGCGTGATAGTGCTGAATCTGCACTGGCCGATATGTACCAGGCCGCAACAGGAGAGCGTCCAGAATGGAGCAATATGTTTGGTTTCGCTGACGCCGTTGATGTGGTGGAAGAACGACTGGCGACGCTGGAGGCCAACCAAAGCCAAACCACGCCAACGGGAATTCAGCTCATCACAGAAGCCATAGGTGCGCACGGCTATATCGTTGGCTGCCTGTTGCAAGGTCGCCCTGATTTGGCGCTGGAAGAATCGAGAAAGTGGGTATCCGCTTTCGGTCAGGCGGCGGAAATAGTTAGTGCACAAGACGCCGATGACATCAAGGTTAAGGGGGAGTGAGCATGAAAATGGGTGAACATATGGAGCCAGTTATTGAGCTTCTTGAAGAATTGAACGGTAACGATACAGACGCGAAGTTAAAACTGCTTGCGCTGGTTATATCTGAATACATGCTTAATGCAGATGTCACAGGCTTTGAGGTTTCTGCCGGGAGAATGAGAGTGACCGTTGATATCAACGTTGAGGACTAACCCATGACCACTAATACCAATAACGAACTAACAGACGACGTTTTGGAATATGTCTTGGCGGTTGTTGAGGATCGCTACGAGAATAGAAAATCTAATGCAGGAGAAGACGACAGGATTATTTTGGCCCTGCGTGAGCTACAGGAGCGCCGCAAGGCTGCAATGGACAGCGAGCCCGTGGGGTGGACTGACGAGCAAGAGCTGCGTAGCGTTGAAAAAGACGGTTGCGGATACCTATTTAAAGCCAACCCTATCTCACCGAATGCTGACCCTCGGCGCGTGATTAAGTTGTATCGCCACGCCCCGCCAGCGCCGGTAGTGCCGGATGATCTGGCTAAAGCGTTTATTTCGGCAATAGAAAAAGAGCAAGATCGGCTATTTGGCGAAGACTATTTGATGGATTCGAAGGACTGCATTGATGTAATTCGCGAAGAAACGCAACGCTTGAACTCCTGCCGCGCCGCTGGCATTCGCATCAAAGGAGAGTGATATGGCGTTAACACACCGCGAACTCTGTCAGATTGCGTACAAGTTCCTTAAGCGCAACGGGTTCAAGGTTTGTTTTCATGACCGCTTTATAGCTGTAACCAGTACCGGAGAACAGCCAGATGCTATGGGATTCAGAAATTCAGCATCATGCCTGATAGAGGCGAAGTGTTCTCGTGCTGACTTGTTGGCAGATAGAAAAAAGCGTTTTCGTAAAAATCCGTCTCTTGGAATGGGCGACTGGCGATTCTTTATTAGTGAGCCGGGAATTATTTCAATTGAGGATTTACCACCTGGCTGGGGATTACTTCACGTTGTTAACGGAAGAGTACGGAAAGTACATGGGTGGCCCAAGGGTAATTGCTGTTGGGGTAATCCTGACGATAAGCCATTTACTGGAAATAAGCAGGTTGAATGCGATTACATGTTATCTGCATTAAGGCGCATGGAGTTGAGAGGGCACCTTAATGAAATATATGACGGTGTAATTGTTAATAAGAAAGAAGGAAACGCGGCATGATCACTATTACCAAAGAGCGACTACTGACAATCAAGCAGTGGCGCGAAACATACGGACCGAGAGCGTTCAGAATTCTGTGTCACGTTAAAAATTCTACAGCGTCATCACATTATTCAGCCGCCCTTCAAAATAAATCGCCAACTGCGAC